ATTCTGTTAAGGGAAATTATTTGCACTGGACTTTTTATTAATTTAGAGCCTTCAAACTCAATAATCTTTTCTTTTGCCAGCTCACATGCGGCATGGAACAAATCATCGCCACGCATAGCGGTTAGGCTTTCAGTAATCATTACACCTGACCACCAGCTATACAATCCGGTGTTGTTGTCATGTGAAATCTTAGCTCTTACAAAGTAACTTCTTTTAATCATAATCATTCATCCAATTAATTAAACTCACCACCACAATAGCACACAAAACAAAGTAAGGTGGTATGACCAGTTATGTGAATTGCATAGGGCGAGATAGTGGTTTTTTAATCGGGAATTTGCGATGTATAAAATAACCAGTGCCATCAACCCAATCATCAATAGCGGGATGGTCATTAAACTTCTCAGGCTCACCTTTATCAGTGTACCCTTGCTGCTCTAATGCGATAGTTAATTCAGGGCACTTCTCTGTGTTAACGTAAAACTCATCATGACTTATTTTGGCATTGACGCAGTTTATCCTATCCCTAACAAACGGGTTTGATTCTGGAGCATCGACATAATGACCTGCGTTTTTAATGATATCAATGTCCGAGGCTGTTGCGTTAGTACGCCCAGCTTTGCCAGAAGCATCAGGGTAAACGATTATCTTATGGGCTTTATATTGCGTTAGATTATTTACAAAATCGTATGTATCGTGGCTTACGAACTCATCAACTGCTACCGGTGTATTACCCTCTAAAACGTAAACGTTGGAACAACAGCCGCCAATATTGAAATCGATTGTGATGTGAAGTCTATCCCCACTTTTGATAACTCTATCTCGGTGGTGCTTTTGTCTATCAAAGAAGTGATAAACCTTCTTATCAGATAGATTAACAATCTCACCTTCAATATACATATCAGCGAGCAACGGGTCATAGTTGGCGCGTATCTGCTCAATATAACCATCAGGTAAATATGGATTGCTGTAAGTTGGGGCTTTTATAACCTCGTAACCACTTTGTTTTTTCTTATACCACTTTTCATATATAAAACCGCTAAAACCTTGGTCGGGAGTTGTTACGCAAGCGATGGTATTAGGTTGCTTGTTAGCTTTCTTCTGGCGGTTACGCTCGGTTATCTTACGCCAGACTAAAGCTGCCTTGTCCTTTGGTAAAGTATCAAGCTCATCAACGATTGAATCAGCTGTTTCATAGGCAACTATTCGCTCTGGCCTATCGTATGACCTGAATATAATTTTACCGTAGCCATAAACTAAGATTGAATAATCTGTTTTGTTTACGGTGAAAGGCAAGCCAAGCATTGATAAATCTTCTTCAACACCCGGCATTGCGCGAAGCTTTAATAAGTCGTAGCTCGGCATGTAATAGCCGATATTTACACCCTTATTCTCAAGCAGTTTTAAGAT